TACTATATCTGCATGATCTCTTTCTGAGGCCGTCTGCCGCCTGCAGATATTCGTCTTCAGATCGCCAGCCGCCGAAAGAAAGCCCTTTATGGAATCCCAGACTACAGAATTCAATGCATCCTCTCTCACAAATTCCTTCGTACAGCCTCCATCCCCTGTCTGGGCCACAGCATACGGGCAGTAAAAATACCGATACTCTACACCTTTGACAATACCGCTTTTCAGCGGCATCGCACGCCCGCAGGTACCGCATTTCACTTTTCGCCACAAGGGATAGGTCTTTTCCACGACACGCTTTGTCTCTCCCCGTTTTCGGAAAATCTTCTGCGCTTCCTGAAACTCTTCCTTCGTGACAATTCCGGGATGTTTTCCCTCAACGATCACCTGCTCTTCCTTTGGGACCGCCACAGAATGATTCCAGCCAACGCCTATCCCTTCACGTTTATGTCCCACAACCGCGCCGTAATACATTTCCTGTTTCAGGATATTTCTGACAGAATTGTGATTCCAGCCGGCCTGATCTGATGTATTCCTGAAGTTATTCTTATCCGGGTGCTTCCGCCGGAAATACTGGGAAGGGGTTTCATATCCCTTCCCGTTCAGCATCCTGGCGATCTCCACCAGTCTCATCCCTCCGATCGCCGCTTCAAAGATTTCCCTGACCACCGCTGCGGCTTCCGGATCAATGCGAAGCTTATGCTTATCCTTCGGATCCCTCGCAAGCCCGAAAGGCACATGGCCGCCGATATACTCTCCCCGCTTCATTTTCGCCCGCTTCGCTGTTGTTACCTTCACAGACAGATCCTTGCTGTAGAAATCATATACGATATTCTTCAGCACCACATCCAGTCCGCCTGTAGTTCCTTTATAATCATTGCTGTCATAGCCATCATTTACCGAAATAAACCGGACTCCCAGGAACGGAAAGATCCGTTCCAGATAGTCGCCCAGCTCGATATAATCACGCCCGAAGCGGGAAAAGTCTTTCACGATCACACAGTTTACCGCACCTTTCTTAATCTGTTCCAGGAGCCGTTCAAAAGCCGGACGCCGGAAATTTGTTCCGCTGTAGCCGTCATCGTAAAACTCCCGGACTTCGCAGTCTTTCAGATCGGTATGGGACTGGATATATCCTCGGATCAGATCCCTCTGATGCGCGATACTCTCGCTCTCCGTCTTATTTTCCTTTTTCATCACGTCCCGGTCTGCCTGAGACAGCCGGATATATTCAGCGATCACCATATTCTGCCTCCAATTCCTTCAGCACAGTCTCCAATTTCTCCCGATCCTCGGAATAGTTTAATACAACCTCCACACGGGTGTCCTCATAGATCTTCACCATTTTTACCAAGTTGCGGATCATTTCGTCCGTCAGCATTTCCGCGCCGGCTGCCGTATGGATATTCTTCATCCATTCGCCGCCGGAAAAAACTGCTTCAAACTGTTCCTTTTCTCTCCTGGCTTCATCCAGTTCCCTGTTCAGCCTGGCCATTCGCTTGTCATATTCCTGTTTGGCGTACTGATACTCCGTTTCATCCAGCATCCCGGAGACAAAATTCTCATACAGCCCCTGCCGTCTGACATTCACCTTTGCAATCTCCTGCGTCAGCCTGCTGATCCGCGCGCCAAACGCTTCCAGACGGTTTCTCTCGCCGATGCCTCCTTTCAGCCGATCCCTGACCTGTTTCATATCCTCCGCCTGTTTCAGCTGTTCCTGGATCACCGCGTACACAGCCTCTTCCACATCAGCCGCGTAAATATAGTGGCGTGAGCATTTCGCCCCATGGGAATCGATATATCCGCCGCAGACATACGTTCCATACATTTTTTCCCGTTTTTTGGAATATCCTCTGGCATAACGCATCATCTTCCCGCAGTCAGCGCAGATGATCTTTCCTTTGAAGCGGTTCTCCACGCCTTCCCGATTCTTCGCATTCGCCTCATACTTTTCCTGGGTGATCTTCCGATTCTGTTCAAAGATGTCCTGTACCTTATCAAACAATTCCTTGCTGACGATAGGCTTATGCATCCCTTCCAGGATACGCCATTCTTCTTTCGGCGCCCTGCGGCCCCGGATCCCCATATATAAGGCTTTCGGCATCTTTCCATAGACCAGCGCCCCTGTATAGACCGGATTGGTAAGGATATCGATCAGCGTCCTGCCGCCCCAGACAGTATGCTTATATTTCTCTGCGCGCCAGAGACCCAGTTCAACTTTTCGCTTGGCGGGCGTGACAGCGCCCATCTCGTTCAGCCGTCTTGCCATCTCCGCGTGGCTCACCCCCTCCGATTTCCACTCAAACAGCATCCGAATATACGGTGCGGTTTTCTCATCCACATCATAACGGAACTGCCGCTCTATGGACTTGATATATCCGTAGGGAGGATTCGCCGGAAGGAAATCCCCTGTCTCCTGCCGCTGCCGGAATGAGGTAACAATCTTCCTGCTGATATCTTTCGCATAGATATCATTAACCATGTTCTTCAGCGGAACCATCAAAGCTCTTTCCGCGTCATCACAGGCAAAGCTGTCAAAACGGTCCGTAATGGAAATGAACCGCACACCAAGGAACGGGAAGATCTTTTCCAAATAATTCCCGGTCTCAATATAATCACGCCCAAAGCGTGACAGATCTTTTGTCACAATGCAGTTCACTTTCCCGGCCTTTACGTCATCCATAAGCCTGGTAAATCCCGGGCGGTTAAACTCCCATCCCTTTTCCCCGTTATCGGAATAAATACCGTACAGATTCAGATAAGGCCGCGCATCGATATACTCTCGGCAGATCCCGGTCTGGTTCTTTATGGAATCCCCCTCGTCATCCTTGCCGCTGTTCTCTATGGACAGCCGAACATAGATTGCCGCGGAAAATATCCTGACAGAATGGGAGTCCGACATCTTCTCATTCCGCGGGAGATTCTTTCTGCTCTTCCTTGCCATAACGCCGCCTCCTTACACAGCCGCTTCCCGCGGCTTGACCGGCATCATACGGACAGCGTGCATGGCTCTGTCAAAATCCGCCGTGTACCGGAACCTTACATCAATCTTTTTATCCTCATAGACAACGATTTCCTCGATCAGCTCCACAACAGCCTTTCGGTCAAGCTCTGTCAGGTTCTTATTTTTCAGAAAAACTTTCGTCCACGCCTGCTCCGAAACGTTCCTGTTCACAGCATCCTCCCGCTCCTGTTCCAGGCGCTGGACGGCGCGCTCCGCGTCCGCTATCCTTTCCGAATAGTTCTTCTTAAACAGGAAATATTCCTCCTGATCGATCAGACCATCCTGCAGGTTATCGTACAGCTTCATCTTAAACCTCTGGCTGCGCTCAATCTCTTCCTTCAGTTTCACGATCTGTATATCATAATTCACCGTATTCTGCTGCCCTTCCGGGAGAGACCGCAGGGTATCCATAGTCCGCTTCATGTCAGCGATAATCTTGATATGTCCCCGGATTGAAGCCAGCACTGCGCCGAACAGATCCTCTTCCCGGATGCTGTGCGGCTTACAGTTTTTCCCGGTTTTATGCCCTGAACAGACATAATAAAAATACTTTTTCCCGCCGCTCACCGCGCTCTTTCTGATCATGCTCTGGCCGCAGTCAGCGCATACCAGATAGCCGGACAGCGGATAAACTTTCCCTTTCTCCGGTCCCCTGCGTACATCCTTTTTCAGAAGTTCCTGCGTCACACGGAACGTATCCTCATCGATGATCGCTTCATGAGACTGCTCAACGCGGATCCATTCCGCCTCGTCCTTACGCAAGAACTTCTTTACCTTATAATTAGGGGTACTCACTTTCCCCTGGATCATCACTCCCGTATAGATTTCATTAGTCAGGATCCTGCTAACGCTTGACCACGACCAGGCTGCTTTCCGGTTCACCCGGAAATTTGTCTGCACCTTCATCCCAAGAGACAGCTTATACTCCATCGGGCACAGCACTCCCTGGGCATTCAGGCGCTCCGCGATATCCCCCTGGCTCATGCCTTCCAGTTTCCATCGGAAGATCGCCTTCACCACCTCAGAAGCAAAAGTATCCACCACAAGCTTATTGTGATCCTCAGGGTCTTTCAGATACCCGTAAACAGCAAAAGCGCCGATGAATTCTCCCTTCTTCCGCTTAATTTCCAGCTGTGTCCGGATCTTCACGGATATATCTTTGCAGTAGGCGTCATTGATCAGGTTTTTAAACGGTATGATCAGCGAATCCGACTGATTCCGATTCGTACTGTCATAGTTGTCATTGATCGCGATGAAACGCACTCCGATAAACGGAAAGACCCTCTCAATATAATTCCCCGCTTCAATATAGTTCCTGCCAAAACGGGACAGATCCTTGACGATCACACAGTCCACCTGGCCTGCGCGGATCTCTTCCATCATTTCCTTAAATCCCGGACGTTCAAAATTCACGCCGCTGTATCCGTCATCCGCCTTCTCGGAAACCACCTGGATCTCCGGATGATTTTTTACGAAATCCCTGATCAGCGCTTTCTGATTACCAATACTGTCGCTTTCCGGCTTGTCGCCGTCATCCTTGGACAGTCTCGTATAGATGCATGCCTTATAATATTCTTTAGAAGCAAACATGGCCAACCTCCTTTATGAACGCATGTATATGTGACAGTTCAAAAGAAGACTGGCTCCCAAACCTTATCCTGATGTTTTTGACCTGTCTGATATTTTATCGCGGATTTCCTTCTCTGTCAGCGCCTTTTCTACTTATTCCGCAGATAATGCTCAAGACGGTCATCCAATGTCGCGTCCGTATCCGCGAAGGTTGTCTTTACCACCACATTTCCCACCTTAAAGCAATACGGATTTCGTATCTGCCGCATAAAGCTTTTTATCTTTTCTTCCTTAGGCGCGTCCTGGTCGATCACCACATCCCGGATATCTACCAGTTCATCCCGGTTCACAGTCCTGATATCCACAGTTTTCATTTCTTCTGCCGTCATCATTTTACCGCCGTCCTTTCTGAGGGACTTTTCCCTCATGTCACAGGCAATAAAAGAATGCCGGATTTTACCCCGCAAATAAAAAAATCGGCTGGAAGAGACATACATCTCCCCCAGCCATGTTTTTAAATCCTCCGGGCATAGTCCAGACTGATCCATCCGGCTCCGCTCTTCAGCCTTCCCCATCCAGCTGAAGAACCTTTTCCATCCTTCACTTCCAAGATCGTAAACACGCCGGCACCAGTGAACTTCCCGGTCTTCCCGAAATCCGTTCCCGGGCCTTTCCGAATATTCAGATCCAAAATGCTGACTTTCACCAAAAACGGCACATCCGCCGCCTTCGATTCATATACCGCATTTCCATCCGCGTCAAAAACCTTATATCCCGGATTCTCATCCGCGCATTTCTTCGCGTTCTCCAGGATCTTGAACGCTCCCTTCTGGGACTTGGCATCTGTCCAGTTCTTTCTCACCCGGTACCATCGGATCGCTTCACCATCGCAGGAGTCCTTGGCGTCATACTGCGTCAGATTCCATTTCTCGATGATCGAACAAAGCTTCTCCGCATAAGTCAGGCTTGTGGCATAGCCGCCGTCCTTGATAATCTGTACCGCCTTTTTATAATCCGCACAGCCCTTCAGTCCCTCATACCGCAGCCGTTCCCCATTCTTCGCACCCAGCAGGTAAGCGCTGTGATCCGCGATAGAATCTTCCACACAGGGGTACTTTCGGAAATCCGCTGTGACTGACACATAACTGCCGTCAGGGTTCTGCTCCTTTGTCTCCTTCTTATAAACGGAAACCCCATCCCAGGCAGAGCCGCCCCAGGTATTCCCGGACAGGGATTTTTTCATGCCGAACACATTATTGGCTTTCTGGGCCAGCTCACTCTTCCCGTACCCTGATTCCAAGATGAACTGCGCCAAGGATACAGACGCCAAGATCCCTGTTCTCTCCTGATCAGCTGTACACAGCGGCCCTATCTTCTGGATTACCTGCAGCTCCGTCATCCCGGCAAATACCGAAGCCTGCAGGCCGGATGCCGTCCCGGCCCCTCCCATGGCCGCCTTCACATCCTTCCGGAACCCGTCCATGGTATAGCCCAGGCCAAGCCCTTTCCACAGATGCTCCGGATCCCCGTGGTTGGAGGCAATCCCCCGGCTGTGCCCTTCCCTATGGCTGATGATTACGCCATCCGCGGCCGGGTTCAGATTGTACTGTTTACACAGGTAAGCAAACAGTTCCACTGCCGCCTCGTAAGTACGTTTCGCCACTGCCCTTGCCGCCGACAGGTCGGAGCAGGTAAAGTTCGACCCGGACGTATACCGGATACAGGCAGGCTCGCACATCTCCACCCCGATGTGGGTATTGTTCCCGCTGCCTTTGCTGCCGGATCCGCAGTGCCAGCCCCGGTGGTTCCAGGGCAGGGTCTGGTACACCGTCCCGTCATTCCCATCAATGAACCCATGCACACAGGCATTATCATAGGACGGGCTGTTCCAGGAACTGATAAACACAGACGCCTTGGGCTGGGGACAGCCCACCGAATGAAGCATCAGCCCCTTCACCGTGATCTTCCTCCCCGCCGTATAGCAGGGATTCTTCGTTAAGATACTCTGTACTAACTTCATCTCATTTCTCCTCCGTTTCTGTTTTCTCTGCCCGGTCATGGAGCTGCTCCAGCACCGTCTTGATCTTCTCCGGCACCGGAAGCCCCAGGTGCGCTGCATTCTCCAAAAGGCTCACGCCCTCATTGGAGATATAGAAAAAGATCACCGCCGTCCGCAGCACCGACCCGGTGCCGATGACATGGACATCAAGGATGTTGGCGATCCCCACCAGAAGGAAGATCAGCACCTTCCTGCAGATCCCCTTAAAGCCCACGTTGCTGGATAATGTCTTATCAGAAACAGCGCACATCACGCCGGTCAGGTAATCCACCGCCGCAAAAAGCACCAGGGCGATCAGCAGCCCATCATTGCCGCCCAAAAAGTATCCCAGCCATCCGCCTACAGCGGCAAATACCATCTGGACCATGTTCCAAAATTCTTTCATTTCAATTCCTCGCTTTCTCGCATAAGAAAAGACGCCCATAAAGAGCGCCGCCTGCAGGTTGCTATTATGAAGTGCCGCCTGTCCTTTCCGGGACAGATTTTTTCTTACGGCACGGAATCAGGTTGTTCCGTCAGCGTGTAGGTGATCTTCATGGTCTTGTCCACGGTCTTCACCACCGCTGAGGAAAGGTTATTGATGGACGCCAGGTACGGCGTCAGCAGATAAGCCGTCCGGTACTCATTTCCATAGCTGCCACCCCATCCAAACAGGAAATTCTTGTACTGGAACAGGGGCGTCGCGGCGTTATTGAGCCGCACACTTCCCTGGGTCTGGATCACGGTGTCCTCCGCCGTGATCTGGAAATCCCCGCCGATGATCAGATCCCCGATTAGTGTCAGATACAGTTCGCAGGATCCAGTCTCGCAAAGGGGCTTCCACTGGGAGGTAAAACCGAAATTAATCAGCGTCACATCCGTGGAATTAGAAAGGCTGATCTTATAGATCCCTGTCTTGTCATAAGCTGGCACATACAGATACCCGCCCCGGACACAGCATTTCACTACCCGCTCCGCGAAGGTACCGTTCTCCCGGTTCCCCACATCCATC